TGATGACGGCACCCTCGTCATCGGAGACGAGGTCGTAGGTGGCGGCGGTCTCGCCTTCGATGGGCGCGCCGTCACGCAGCCACTGGTAGGTGATGGTCGGGGTCGGGGTACCAGTCCAGGTACCATCGTCTGCCGTCAGGGTCGCACCCACCTGGGCCGTGCCGGAGGGGGCCGTGGGGGCCACCGTGTTGACCGGCACCGTGTAGGTGCTGATCGTCTCGGCCAGCTCGACGGCGGCCTTGGCCGCGTCGAAGAAGTCCTTCAGGGCTGCCGTCTGCGCAGTCTCGCCGACAGAGCCGTGGCGGAAGTAGACCTCCGCCTCGCTGATGGCCTTGGCCGTGGCGATGCGAAGTTGATAGCCCGAGGTGATGAGGCCTCGGAGGGAAGGGAGGTTTGCAGCACGCATACTGGTTCCTTGGTTAGAGTTGCCGAACCCGCTTCTTAAACAGGTTCTGTGGCCGTGGGGCCTGTAGGGCGTACTTGGGCAGACTGAGAGGGTTCTTCATCAGCCGTTCGTATTCCCGCTTCTTGACGCTGTCGAGCGCCTTCTTATGGTCCACCGCCAGGGCCGCGCCGTAGTGGTTCACTAGGCCAGCCAGGGCGTCCACGCGGTCATCGTGGGCGAGGGACTTCCGATCCCGTGTCAGCTTGGTCAGCTGGAACAGACCGGAGTAGGTGTTTCGCAGGCGGGGCTCGTACTGCTGTACGCTGGCCGCCTCTTGGAGGAACAGCTCCTCGTCGAAGATCAGGGCACCGCGCCCGAGCACGGGCTCCAGCACGTCGATGATCCGGGCCTCCTTCTGGCCCGTGACGTAGTCCTCATCGAACGCCGGGTGAGGCAGGCCGGCCTTGTCGAAGGCGGCCGTCACCACGGGGCGCAGGGCGGTCATGTACAGGCCGTAGCCGAAGTTCTTCTCCACCTTGATGAGGCTCGGCCGGAGGCGTACAGCGAGGGCTGCTACTGCGTCCAAGTGGTCCGCTGTGTGGCCCCCGGGGAGACCTCCCCAGCCCTTGACGTACACATGGCTGTTCAGCAACCCGCCGAAGGCCCAGCCCGTCTCGTCGGCGTTGACACCACCGCCGGCCGGGTCCAGGTACAGCGTGGTGTGCGGGAGCTTGCCGACCTCCGAGCTGACTTCGTGAGGGATGGAGTAGCTGTACTTCTGCCCGTTGACCATCACCTCCTTGCGTTTGCCGAAGCCTGGTACCACATGGATGGGCAGGTACTCCGACAACATCGGGATGGCGATGATGCGCTCCGTCTTGAGCGGGTGGCGCAGGGCGTCCGTCATGGCCGTCAGCAGCATGAACTGGAGCTGGAAGCCGGCGGCCCCCTTGTCCATCTCCTGCTTCAGCAAGGCCTCCTCGGAGCGCAGCAGCGGGTCCACTGCCTCGCCCTGGTTGCCGTCCAGGCCGTACCCGGTGCGGGCGGCGCCCTCAGCGATCTTCCGCTTGATGATCGGCGCCAGGGCGTCACCGTAGTGCTGCTCCTGTTCCTCGGTCGGGATGCGGCCGGGCCATATGCGGACGGCCACCCCGCGACCGGGCAGACCGTTGTACACGCTGTCCACGGACTGGGGCGTGCCCAGCCAGATGATGCGGCCACCCCGGGGCTTCTCGTTCACAGAGATGGAGGAGAACTCCTGGGTGAAGGCCGCGAGCTGCGCCCGGGCCGTCGCCGTCAGGGAGTTCTTGTTCGACTCAATATCGTCGGGGATCAGCAGGTCCGCCCGCTTGCCGGGCAGGTTGGAGTTGATACCGACGCACGCCACGCTCGGGGACTTGTCGATGCCCTTGAGGCTGTAGTGCACGTCGTAGTGCTCCACCGAGGTCCGGTCGCCCTGCGAGCTGTCCGGTCGCAGCATCTCCAGGATGTCCACGCTGTTGATGATCCGCACGATGAGCGTGCTGATCTCGTTGGCCTGGGTCTCCCCTGCTGACACAATCAGCACCCGGAAGGTCGGGTCGTGGATCAGGTTCCACACCGCGAAGATCGCGGCGATGGTGGTCTTGGCCTGACCGCGCTGGGCCTGCACCATCAGGAAGTCCGGGCCGTGCTGCATCCACAGCGCGATGTCCTCCTGAATCTCGGAGGTCTTGAACCCCAGCTCCGTCATGATGTCCCGCAGGAACGGGACGAACTCGGGATACGCCCGCTGGAGAAGTTCCAGCCGGCGCCAGCGTTGGAGTGCCTCGACGGCGGTTTCGCGGGCGCTCACTGTAGCCGGCCGCCCCGGTAGTTGTTCAGGGCGTCTTTGATGTCAGCGTCCGTGACGCGGCCACGGGCGGCCAGCTTTTCCTGGAGAGCCTTCAGGTTCTCGTCCTCCTCGATCACGGCGGTGATGTTGTTGTGCTTCAGGAAGGTGGCCGCTGCCTGCACAACGGACGCGGACGGGTACTCGACCCGGGCGGGCCGGACCTCGTTACCTTCGTCGTCGAACACGGCGGGCACCTCCTGCGGCTCCAGCATTTCCAAGAGCACGGTGGCAAGGCGCTCGTGCAGCTTGCCCAGGGTCTTTTCACTTGCGGCCATCGCGGCGATCCTTGATCTTCCAGTAGGCTTCGAGCATGACCAGGCCCAGGCGCACCACGCCATAGGCCAAGGCCATCCAGAGAATCCAGTTTTCTATGGGGTAGCCAAAGATGGTCAGGATCGCCGACCCGTAGATCGGCGAGTCCTTGAGCACCTCCTTACCCGTGTCTGCCACGGTATGCAGGGACAAAGGTCACTCCTTAGTCATGCCGATCCACGGTTGCAGGTACGGCAGGTTAGAGAAGGGCAGCTGTTTGATGGCGGTGTACAGACTGGACTGTCCACCCACCACCTTGAAGGCTGCGTCGATCGAACCAAATGCGGGGACCAGGCGACCGATGGAAGTCGCCTGCCCTGTCCGGGCTCCGATCATTTCCTTCGTATCGTCGTCCAGCCAGCCGTTCAGGGCGGTGACCAGATCGAGGATGTCCCCTGCGCTCCCAGACATGGAGCTGTAGTTCATGAGCGCCACGACCATGGCGCCCGGGCTGGTGGCCTCCTTGAGGAACTTGTCGCGGTCCTCCCGGCCGTATGCGGCCAGGTGCACTCGGGCCAGGTACAGCGGCATTGCCATAACCATCTGGCCTAGCATGACGCCGCCGGCGTAGGCGTAGCCAGCAGTGCCCCCGCCGTGCAGCATGGCCGTGCGGCCCAGCTGCTTCTCCGTGGCCGTGAGGCCGAAGGTCCGCAGCTGTAGGGCGAGCTTCAGGTAGTCGTTGTGCAACCACTTGTTCCGCTCACCGATGAAGGTGCCCTGGATGATCTGGCTGACACCACGGTGCACGGCCTGGACAAACGCTTCCGCGTTGGCCGGGTCCCGTACCTGGGTGATGTCCCAGGACACCAGCTTGCCTCGACTGTCGAACTGCGCCACATTCGGCAGGTCCTCCCGCATCGCTGCGATGAGCTGGGGCGTGAACCCCATGTCGGCCAGGGCTACATCATCACCGCCCTCCCGGATGAGACGGGCTGCTTTCATGGTGATCTGCTCAGCCGCTGCCCGGTGCTGGGCAGCCATGAGCCCCCGGAAGAAACTGATCTTCGCTTGGAAGTGGCTGCCGGCCCGCAGCAGCCTGGACACCAGGCCAGCCTGCTCCATGTACTGCTCGATCTGCCGGTCGGGCGGGTCGAGGGGCATGACCATCTTGTAGCTGTCCATGCCGAACTCACCGCCGTAGGTCTCCATGCTGGTCAAGATGTTGTTCCCGCTAGGCTGCCCTTTCTTGAGGCGACCCACTTCTGCGAGCATCTTGGTGATGACCGAGGAGTTCAGCGCCATCGTGGACCGCAGGCCCAGGTGGTGCAGTGCGTTCCACTGCTCCGCTGCCTGGGTGAAGGCCAGACCGCCAAGGCGTTGCAGACTGGTCAGCAGGCGGAGGTTCGTGGCCCCCGCCGACACCACCTGCCCCGCCACCGGGGTTCCCAGGATTTCCGAGAACACGCGGTCGAAGGCGTCCAGTTCCTCCTTGGTCGGCTGGGTGCCGTCCCGCAGCAGGACCGTGGCGGCCTCTTTCAGTTCACGCACACCCCGGATGCCGAGGATGCCCGACTCGGTCAGAGCCACATGCCCGGCAGTGCGCCGGCTGTAGGTCCGGGCCAGGTTCAGGCTGTCGGTGCTGTACACGTCCAGCAGGGGGCGTCCCGGTAGGAACTCCTCCGTCAGGTCCAGGTCCAAGCGCCGCTTGGTCTGGCCCAGACCGGCCCGGGCGTTAGTCGCGGCCGTCATGCGGTCCCGCTGGGTCGGGTCCACGATCATATCCTCCAGCGTGTCCCGGACGGTGGTCATGGCGTCCCCGCCCCCGGCCAGTGCGTCCGTCTGGTCCTTCACACCCTGGGCTCGCTTGCGCACCCGGGCCGTGTAGTACTCGGCGAACGTGTTGGCGAAGTCCTCGTCCCATCCCATGCGCTCCTGGAACTGCCGGCCCAGGGTGGTGTGTAGCGCATGCAGTTCGGCTACGCTCAGGGTCTGGAGCTTCTTGCCATCCAGGGCCTGTGGCATGTACCCCCGGCTCGTCTGCGGCAGGTTCTGGGAGCCCAGAGTACCGGCGGCCACCTGGGCCTTACGGGCTCGCTCGAATACCTGCTCCAGGGCGTCAGCCGCTGCCCGGACATTTGCGTCCCCGGTGGGCTGGTAGCCTGCCCTACGCCGGCTCAAGGTCTCCAGGTACACCTCCCGGTCGAACCGGCGGCGCTGGTCCCCGACCACGGCAGTGTCCCACACCGTCCCGCCATTGGCGCGATTCCACTGGGCGAACTCCGCATTGTAGTCCCGGAGTGCGTTCCCCATGAACATGGGGTCCAGCATGGAGGTGCGGATGGCGACCGTAGCCTTGCGGCCGGCAGCACCCGTCGTGGTCTCCGTCACCAGGGACGCCACCATCTGCATGATGGGGTTCTTGCTGGACGCGAGGACCAGACCGTCCGACACGCCGCCGACGAGGCGAGTCAGCACCTTCAGCCTGTCCGTGTTGATCGGATTCCGCTGGAGGTATTGCTCGGCGTGCTGGTACATGCGCTCTGCCCAGCGGCGCCGGGTCCGCTCCCGCACACCCTGGGGTGCTGGGGAGTACAGGGCCTGGCTGCCGTCCAAGTACTTCACGGAGCTGCCGTCGGCACGGAGCAGGCGGTCGATGGCGGCCGTGGCGCTCTCCAGCTTGTTGCCTTTGAGGCGCGTCAGCATGCGCCCCACGGCGTCCACAAAGCTGCGCCACAGGCTACCGCCCTCGCCCTTCAGCAGACCTGGCCGCGCCGCCATCCACGCCTGGACTTGCGGGTCCGACATTGCCATGGTGGTGAACTCGTGCAGGTTCTTGGCGGCGTAGCGGAGTCTGTACTCCAGGTCACCCATACCAGCGGGCTGCGAGTCCTTCGGCCCTAGAGGGGCATCTTTGAACTCCCGGGTCACCATAGCCTTGAAGTGGTCGAACTCCAGCTTCAGGTCCTGCACCGCCTGCCGCAGCTCAGTGGGGAGGCTGTCCAGCTTGCCCTCACGGGAGGCGATCTGGAAGGCGGCGATCTTCGCATGGCTGGCTGCGTGGATGATCTCGTGCAGCGCCGTCTCGTAATGCCACGGGGACACGTGCCGGAGCTGATCCTTAGCCCCCTTGAGCGGGTCGAGGTGCCCGCCCGGCAGCTCTACCCCCTGGGTGTTGGGGTTGAACAGGCCTCGATCGAACCGGCCCTTCCAGGCCACAGACACGTCAGCTACCGCGTCACTGATGGTGTCCTTTAGGTAGGCTGCCAGCGCCCGGGTGCTGGGCGGGACGGGGATGGCCGGGTCCAGCATAGCCTCGATCACGTCCCGGGCAGTGGTACCCGTGGCCGGGGCCTTGTCGTGGATCATCCACGTCAGGCGAACTGGGGCGCCACCGTCGGCGGCGGGGAGGTCTCTACTCCCCGACCCCAGTGCGTCCAGGGCGGTCGTGTCGATAGTCGGCCAGTTATCCGGACCGCTCACTATGGGCTCTTGCCGCAAGGTGGGGTCCTCGGCAGCCTTCAGGTCTACGGGCTCGGGTATCGGCTCGGGGGCGTCCGGGCTGGCGGCGGCAGGACTGGGGGCCGGACGCTCCACAGGCGGCGGGTCGGCCAGGTCCGGGTTCTCGTACTCGACGCGGATGTCGTTCACCACGTCCTCGGGCATGACCTGCTCTCTGATCTTCTGGCCTGGAGCGGACTCAGCGAACCCGTCTTGCAGCTCCCGCAGTTGCTCGGCCTCGATCGCCCGGGCTGCCTTGATGGGGTCCGTCTCCCCGGTGCGGGCCAGGTAGTCCGCCACCTGCCGGGCCTGCTGCTCCACGGCGGTGGCCTGGATGCGGCGAGCGGCCTCCTCGGCAGCCTGGCTGGCGGCCCGGGCAGCAGCGCCCCGGGCGAACGGGGCAGACAGCACGCTGCCAATGGCCCCTGCCATGACGTAGTCCTGCACTCCCTTGACCTCACCAAGGGTGTCGTGCAGAGCCTCCACGGCCACGTTGCCCAGGGCTCCCTCCGCCACCACGGCGGTGCCGGCGGCGCGGCCCACTGAGCGGGCGCCGAACACGGCCACCGCCCCCAGGTGCAGGGCCTTGCCGATACCCAGCGTGCCGGCAAAGACCACCGGGTCGAGCGCACTCCAGCCGGCCTGGGCAGCGAAGGCGGCGAGCCCACCTGCGTCGGCGTACACGCGCTCGGCGTCCATGCGCATCTGCACCTGGGCCATAGCCCACCGCTCGGTGGCCTCGTCGTGCACGTTCTCCCGCAGGAACAGCCGGTGCTCGTGCGGCAGGCCTGCCTCCAGCTCATCGCGTCGGGCCTCGTAGTACCCGGGGATCGGCGTCGTGTCGGGCCGCCCCTCGCTGTCCATGTGGTCCAGGATGGTCAGGGTCGGACTGAGCCGGATGTCCGTGCGGGCAGCGTCCCAGGCTTCCGAGAATCCCGTGTTGGCACGGCGGACCAGGTCGGCCTGGACGGCAGCGTTGCGCTGCTCCAGGGCGGCGTAGCTCCTGGCCGGGTCGGCCCCTTGCTGTAGCACCGTGGAGTGCTGCGCCAGCTCGGGCTCCAAATCGGCCTTCAGATCGCTTTTCTGGTCCGCCCTATACCGAGGCACCACCGGCCAGTCGATCGCCTCACCAGCGCCCGAATAGGGGCCTTCCTGGGGCTTCGGTGCGATGGCGTCCGGGTCGCTCTCCCGCTTGCCCACCCGGGCCGCCACTTGCTGGGCGTATTGCAGGGTAGTCGGGGCCTGGGGATTGCGTGGATCGGAGACCGCCACGCCCTCCCGGGCCTTGTCCATCCCGCCCGGGCCACCGTAGTACCCGGCGGCCGTGAGGAAGGCGTCACCGTCGGCCCGGGCGTACAGCTTCTTCAGGTAGCGGATACCGGCCCGGGCGTTATGGCTGGGGTCGTCAATGTCCCAGCCCTCGTCGGCCACCTCCTGGAAGGTGCCCGGCAGAATCTGCATGCCGCCACGGGCGCCCGCACTGGAGGTACGGGTGTTCCGGCCGCTGCCTGACTCCTGCTCGTAGATGCTACGGGCAATGTCGGCCAGGTGGCCGGTCACTCCCTCGGCACGGAGGGCATCGTCAAAGAGGCTCATTGGTTTCCTTATTTCATACCCATGGCTTGCCAACGCTCCCGGTCGGCGTCACGCTCGGCTTGCCGACGAGTACCCTCGGCTGAGTCAGAGATTGGAGTGCGGATGCTCTCGTCCCGCACCCGCCGGTCCTCCGCCTGCTGCTTCTGGCTGCTGACGTAGAACTTCTTGACATCGTCGCTGGTGAAGCGGGCGCTGCGGATACGGGTGAACCCGTCCTCGCCGGCGTAGGAGAACTCGACCATGAACTGCGCCTTGACCTCGCCGTCGTCGGTGTAGTCGGGGAGCCGCACGATGTAGGACCCCGGGCCGAGCTCGGCGCCCAGCTCCTCGGAGCGCTTGGCAAGGTAGCCGTCGAAGGCGTCGGCCGCCTCCTTGCTGCTCATGTTCCTGGAGCCGTGCGTGAACACATGGTACAGACTGCGCTTGCGCTCCCCGCCGATGATGGCGTGGCTGCCCATGATGTCCAGGGCCTGCGAGTCCAGCAGCTGGGACACGGCCCGGGACGCCTTCACATCGTCGGGCGCCGGCCCACCGGCCCGCCGGGCGCTGCTGGCGGCCATGCTGGAGAACACCCCCAGAGCGTAGTCCTGGAGGCGGTCAGGCTTCCACGGCTTCCAGCTGTCGAAGTGGGCCTCGATGGTGCTGCGCACCGCGCCCTGGATTCCTGCGGCGTCCTTCGAGGCAGCCTGCATGGGGCGGATGTGCTTGGCCTGCACGAACGCTTCGGCCGGCTGGGCACCGGCGGCCAGGGAGGCCACGTACTGATCCAGGAAGGCGCGGTGCTCCTCGGAGGGAACATAGGCGGCCTTGGCCCGGTCGGTGGACAGGGCGGACCAGATGGCGGCGACGTGCTGGACGTTGTGGTTGTCCTCCTGCGAGGCCAGGGCCTTGTCGAAGAAGTCCCGGGCGGCCGTGATGACGACCCCCTCGTTGGCTTGCAGCAGCTCGGCCCGGCGCACGGGGTCCCCTTCCCGGGTCCACAGCATCAGGCCCGCCTGCTCCACGGCGCGGTGCGTGGTCACACCCACCGCCGTGTCGAGCTCGGCCCGGCCGGCTCCCAGCGCCGCCAGGGCGCGGGCCACGTCGGCCTCGTCCTTGGACTGCTGATCCCGGCCGGCGGCCTGGGCACGGAGGATGTTCCCCGTGATCTGGGCCACCTCGTTGCCGTCGATCAGCGGAACCTCGGTGACCCCGGTGATGGCGGCTGCCTTCTCGTTCAGGGCCACGAGGCGTTCCCGCAGTTTGGCCGGATTCTGCGCAGTGTCGTCCACGACCATGCGGTACTCCAGGGCCAGGCGCTCGTCCTCCAGCAGGGCCTTGTTCAGGGCGCGGTTCCCGGCCACGGCCAGGGCACGCTCCAGCTGTGAGCGGTTGTCGATCGGTAGCTGATCGAGTACCCCGTCGTCCCGCAGCATCTTGACGGCGTGGAAGTTCCCCTGCACGGCCGCGTTCTCAATGAAGCGCATGACATTGGCGTGGTAGCTGTCCACGGACTGGTCGGCGAAGGGGGTGAGCGCAGCCCGCAGGCGTTGCTTGTCCGCCTCGTAGTCTTCGGGCGTCACCGTGCCATCCAGGAAGCCCTTGGATCGCTCCTGGAAGCTGTTCGCTGCCGCAGCCCAGGCCTGGCCCTGCGCCTCCACGGCGCGGTTCTGCTGGTAGATGTAGTGCTCTTTGGCGTGGCGCTTGTACGCCGGGGCCATCTGCTCCACGATCTGGGTGGTCAGTATGCCGTCCACCACCGCGTCGCCTGTCATAAGCTCCTGCTGGAGCGCGGACAGGCGTTCGGTCAGGGCACTGGCCGGCTGCTGGGCCAGCTGCGGCATCTCCCGCTCCAGCTGGGCGCCGAGCTCTGCGATCTTGGCCTGGGCCGTGTACGCCCGGGCGCCCATCACAGCGGAGGTGGGGCCGAAAATCTGCGAGTACCAGGGCTGGGACTCAACGATGTCCTTGATGGCCTCGCCCTCCATGGCCCGCTGCACGCCGGCCATGTACTGCTTCTGGGTCTCCGCCTTGATGTGCGGGGTGATGATGTCCTGGCCGAGCTTGGTGATCGCGGCGTAGGTGTGCTCGTCGATCTCCTGACCAGCGTTGCTGGCAAGGTAGCCGAGCCGTCCGAGGGATGCTTGCGGTGCCCGGCCCCCGCTGCCTCCGCCACCGCCGACACTCACGCCGCCGCTGCCCCGTCCACCGGCGCCCGAGCCCTGCCCGCTGCCGCCTTGGAACGGGAGTACCGCCCGGCCGCCTGGGCGGTCCTCTAGGGAAAAGGTAGGTGTTGCCATGTCAGTTCAAGGAGATAGATGGGAGGGCGGTGCCACTCACGGTGCCGCCCTGGTAGGGCGAGGCCTGCGTGCTGCCGAAGTTCCAGTTGAAGGACGGCAGGGGTGTGCCTGTCACCACACCGCCCGAGTACGGCGTGGCCGTGGTGGCCGGCGTAGCGGATCGCTGGGCCAGGCCGCCCAGGATGGTGTTCCAGTTCTGCGTGTTGCTGAACAGGCCCGCCAGCAAGGCGTCCGTGGTGTTGGCGCCGACCTGGGTGATCGGGGCGGTGACGATGTCCTTGTACGGGGTGAGCTGGGCCGTGCCGGAGCGGTCAACCACCTGGTAGCTGGAGCCGACGGTGGTGGCGTCCGTGCCCAGCAGGGCCTCGGACATGATGCCTTGCATGGCCTTGGCCGCGTCGGACCCGGCCTGGGCCGTGATCCGCTCCTGCATCTGCTCCATGCGGGCACCCCGCAGGGACATGGCAGCGTTCAGTGCGTCAATGCCCGCGCCGGCCAGGCCGCTGGAGGCCAGGGATGCCGTCTGTCGGCCCCAGTCCTCGCCGGCCCGGATGCTCTGCTCCAGGTTCCGGTGCTGCACCGCGTCGAGCGTGCGAACGGCAGCCTCCACCTGGGACTCCAGACGTTCCTGGCCGTGGCGCAGGTTGGTCCGGGTCCGGATGGTGTTGAGGTGCGCCGCCAGCTGGCTGTTGGCCGCTGCGATCTGGTTCTGCGCCCGCTGGGCTTCGACCCTGGCTTGGGCCTCGGCTTGGGCGATCTTGGTGGCGCCCACAGCCAGGGCGTAGTTGGCGTTGTTCAGCCGGGTCCGAGCCTCGTACAGGCCCTGGTTGGCGGCGTTCATGATCCTCGCCACCTTACCGGAAGTCTTGGCAGCGGAGTAGCTCGAATAAGCCGACAAGGCCGAGCTGAGTAGGCTAGCCCCCATGCTGGGACCTCCTTAGTATTTGAACCAGTTGCCCTTCCAGGCGATGGAGTTGATGGTCAGCGGCCACCAGTTGATAGCCTCCAGCCTGATCTGCACGTCCTTGGTCTCCCGGCCCACCCAGACGGTGGTGCTGTACCGGATGCGGTGGTAGCCGTCCTCAAAGCCCGAGGACTGGATGTACCCGTCATGGTCCCGCCACCATGCCCGCAGGCCCGCCGTGCGGGTCGTGGTCACTTGGAGACTGGTCAGCGTGAGGCGCCCCTCCAGCACCGCCTTGCCTTCCCGGTCACGGACGAAGGGGTTGGTCAGGTCGATGTAGGCGGGGAAGGCCGTGCCAGTGTACAGGCTGTTGACCGGGTATCCAGGGTACTGGGCCACGTAGTCAAGAATCCAGCCCTGCACACCCGTCCAGCGCCCGCCGTCGATGGTCTCCGGGGGTGCGTCTCCGACCGTGTAATGCGGGTGCGGTACGTCTCCCCAGCGGCCCTCGTCGGTGCCGTCCGGTTCCTGGAAGCTGTTCACAGCGGAGGGCGCGGTGTAGACCACCGAGCGCACGTCGTCCAAGGCCAAGGGCGTCAGCATGCCGGTAGACTGAGCATCGGCGGCAGGCCGCATGCCGTCCAGGTAGGGCAGGCCCGTCGGATCGGGCCGCACGCTTACCCGGTGAGCCATCACCGAGATGGCCCGGTCTCCGTTCTCGTCGGTGCCCACGGCCATGGTGTACACGGCCAGGGCATCCCCGGTCCCAGCGTCGGCTATGCCGATGGGCATGCCGAGCGCTGTGCTCCACTCCCAGGCGCCCCAGGCCTCGAACAGCCTGGTCTCGTCGGGAGAGTCCAGGTACTGGTACAGGTAGAGACCCCAAGGGCGGGAACGAGGGAAGCCGTGCAGGGACTTCGCGTAGTACTCGGTGCGCACGAACACGGCGTTCGGGCTGGGCAGCGTGACGATCTCGGCCGGGTAGCCGTTGACGTAGTCCCGCAGCTGCTTGCTCACGTCGTCCACCACCGGGCTGTCCTGGAACGGCCCGCTGCGAATCTGCATGAGGCGACTCGCGCCGACCTGGGCGTCCTCCTTGAGGAGGTACACGTACTTGCCGAGGCCCGCCGGGGCCGCCCCGCCAGCTCCGACCATGCTGAACTGGACGCTCATGTTGGGCTTCGTGGCAGTGAAGTTCTCCCGCCCATTGATCGTGTAGACGAACTTGTCGCCTGTCAGGATCAGGTTGCGGTCGTACAGAGAGCCGTTTCGGATGGTGTCCGCCTCCGTCCCGCTGGCGGTGACCTCGGTGGGGTCGCTGTCGGGAACCGTCAGGGCCGTGGTGCGGTACCAGGTGAAGTAGTCGGACTGTGCGCTGAAGGTCACCACAGAGCCGCTGCCGATCAGCAGGCGGTCCTGGAACACCCCGAGGTAGCTGATGGGGCGGTCGAAGAAGGACGGAGCGGGGTTGCTGTCCAAGTCCCCGGAGGTGCTGGGCTCGTACTGCGGAACTTTTACGGAGATGCCGTTCTCGTCCAGCAGGAGCTGAAGCTGCTCCGGACTGCTCGCCCAGTAGAATTTGCCCTGGGCGTAGCGGCCGATCGAGAACACATCCAGCGGCGTCTGGAGCACACCGGCGGCCTCCCGCCACACGACCTCCTGGTACGTGTTGGTGCTCCCGTCTTGCTTGGCCTCGGCCTTCAGGTAGTAGGCGTCATCGTCGCCGTCCCGGGGCTTGACCCGGATGACCTTGCCGACCCGGTGAACGTCCGGCAGATCGTCGGTGTCGCGGGCCTCCCGCAGCACGCCCCGGATGTACTCCCCGTTTCCTCCGTCGTCCACCTCCAGCCAGGCCACGTTGCTGTTGACCAGGTGGCTACCCACCGTGGTCCAGCCAGGGAACCCGGCGTTGTTGAGGCGGTTCGCCAGCTCTTTGGCTATGGCGTCGGGCACGATGGCCCGGGCCGCAGCGTCAACGTGCTGGTTGACCTTCGTGTTGTAGTCGGCCTGCCGCTGGCTGATCTTCAGAGTGGCGTCCGGCCGGCTGGTGTTGATCCCGCTGAAGCTCAGGGACCCAGTGTACACCGAGGTGGGAGTGGTGTAGCTCACCGAAAAGTCCGCCCCGGTGTCGGCCCGCTTGGCCTTCACGGTGTAGGTCCGGGCGTAAGCCCCGCCCCGAATCCAGATGGACGCGGTGTTGGACCACGGCTGCCCGTCCACCTGGTCCACCGCCGAGTAGGTCGGGGTCCGGTCGTTGGCGGCCATCAACACGTAGCTGCCGACCGCCGTGATGGCGCTGATGCCGTGCTCGTCGTAGTAGCTGAGTGCGGTGTCCCCCGCCCGCCGGACCACGGGCACGAAGTCCCGGCTGCCGTACAGAGGCATCGGCCGCACCAGGAGCGTGTCCAGGTGGGCATCCGTGAACCCGCCACTGGGCGTAAGCGTCCGGGGACGGCTGGGGTACAGGATGTGGAAGTCCAACTCCCCGTCCCGGTAGGAGAACACGCGGTACCCAAGGCTGTCCTGGATCGCCTTCTCGGGGTCCTCCGTGAATGTGTACTGCTTGTAGTTCTCCAGGACCATGCCGTTGCGCCGCACGGCGCCCCGCACAGGGTCGAACACCATGTTCACGGCCTCGCCGTGCTGGCCCTCGATACGATCCGCCGGGGCCTGCTGCGACACGCCCCGAATCACGGACTGGTACGTTCCGTCTACCTTCACCGCCACACTCCATACCGATGGCCCCAGGCCCGGTTGAGGGCCAATCCGGCCGACCCGCTGTGATGCAGGTTGACGCGGGCATAGCGGATGTTGTCCGCGTTGGCTACTGTCTGCGCCTTCGCCAGGGACAGGGACAGCTTGCGCAGCTGAAGCTCGTCGGCATCGTAGTTGCTGGCGTAGGACAAGGCGGCCTCGTTGGCGGCGTAGTCCGTGAAGCTGTCCGGCATGTCATTCCAGTCAGCCTCCGTGGTGGGATACACCCAGCGAACATGGGCGTCCACCGCCTGGTTCATGACAGGGTTCCCTTGCTCGTCCACCAGCCACTGGCCCTTGGGGTAGTAGTTGAGGGAGCGTCGCACCGGGACGACCAGGTCGTAGGAGGACACATTGATGCGGCCGGCGTCGGGGCCGGTGGTCAGGGGCTCCAGCACACGCCGGGCGGTGTTGAACCACCACCCGCGCCGCTGAAGGCGCTTGCTCGTGACATCAATCTCGGCCAGGATGGTCTCGATCTGCGGATGCGAGCTGTTGATGGCCTGCACTCCGGTCTCACCAGTGGAGCGCAGTGCCAGGTTAACGGCTTCCAGTAGATTCATGGTACCTCCAAGGGCAATGAAAAAGCCCGCCCGGGCTCGTAAGCTGGGCGGGCGGGCTTTGGCGTGCCCCTAGATCAGGGGATCACGATGCGGCCGGCGTACTCGGCGCGGTTCACCGTGACACCGAAGGCCAGGTGCGCGTCCACGAACCAGGTCTTTTTCTCCTCGCTGTACCACACCGCCGAGGTCAGCGAGATGGTCTCGCCGGCCAGCAGGGCGTTCGGGGCGAAGGCCACGGCCACCAGCTTGGTGAAGTCACCGTCGTAGGCGTTGCCGTTGCGGGTGTTCGACAGCAAGTGGCCGGTGATGTTGCTGTTGGGCACGTTGTTGCTGGAGACCACGGGCACACCCAGGGCCTTGAGCATCTTCACGCCTTCGAGCTTGGTGCCCCGGCTGGTGATGTACTCACCGTTGACGATCTGGTCCGCATCCAGCAGGGCGTAGAACGCGGCCGGGCGCAGGGCGACGATGACATCGTCCGTGCCGGGGTCCACGTCCTTGTTCTCCATCTTGACGAACAGGTCGGAGATGGCGGCCAGCAGGGCAGCCGGGTCGTTCGCGTCAGCGGCGTTCGCCAGCGTGGTGGTGGAGCCACCAGCGTGGCCGGGCAGCGCACCGTAAGCCGAGCCCGCGCTGGCGGCGGCCTTGGCGGCCTGGATGAAGAAGGCCTCGTCGTAGAACTTGGCGATCTTCTTGCCGTGCTCGCGGCCGACTTCGCTCTTGAAGTCCCAGTTCTTCTGGAAGGTGTCCAGCAGCGGGATGTTGGTACGGGCCAGCACCAGCGTGTCGATGGTCAGGGCCACTCGGCTGGTCTGGTTCTCCGAGGTGCCGTCCGGGGTGTTGCCCGGGGTCACGACCTGGAGCGTGGACTCGCCGATGGCGTCGTTCACGATGGTCGTGGTACCGCGCACGGTGCGGACGTTCACGAAGGGAGCGGCCTTGGACTTGCGCTCGATGGTGCCTTCCACGATCCCGGTGAACTGCTCGATGGCGAGGGCGAGCTCGTCACCGGCGCCGAGTTGCTGGTTCGGGAAGGTGGGGGTAAAGGTGGGCAGTGCCATTCAGTAGTTCCTTCAGTTGCGGAAAGCGAGACGGCGGGCGGTCACGTCCGCGTACTCTTGGGTTTCTTGCAGACGGTTGCCGTACTTGGCTTCCAGGCGCCGAATCTCGGCGCGGTACTCGGCGGGGCTCAGGGCTCCACCAGTCGGGGCACTGGCCGCACCAGCGTTCGGGGAGGCGACCGCTTTCGGCGGCAGCTTGGACTTCCCGGACTGCTTGTACAGCTCTGCCAGTTGTCGGGCCATGGCCGCAGCCGGGAGCTCCCCGGCGCGGAAGGCGGCCTCGATCTGCTGCTTCTGCTCGGGAGTGGCCTCGGCCGCGACCCACGCATGCACAGCGTTCCAATTCTTCTCGCCACCGGCGGCCTCGTAGATGGCCTTGACGGTGGCATCTTCTTGCTGCTTGTGGCGAGCAGCCGCCTTCTCGTAGCTGGCCTTGGCCGCTGCGACGTAGCGCTCGTGGCCCTTGGCCTTGTCGCCCAGAGCCTTCAGAGCGGTCTCGATCGGGGCGAAGTCACCCTTCTCGGCTGCCTTGATGGCGGGGCTGTCCGGGCCAAAGCCCAAGCCACCCACGAAGTTCAGTGCCAGGTCGAGTGCAGGGTCCCCGGTGGGATTGTACTCGTAGACCGTGGTCTCGTCGGGAGCGTCAACTTTCGGTTGCGGCTCCTGGAACGAGGCTGGGTTCAGTGGCGCCTGGGGCTCGGGGACTTGCTGGTCCTGCGGTGCGGGCTGGTTGGCGGGCTGGTTGACGGGCGGCTGCTGCTGGTTGGTGTCACTCACTGGGCGTGGCTCCTGTTGGCGAGGGCCTTAGCGCCCTCCTTCGATGCGTCGAGTCGGGCTTGCTGCTCCATCGCGGCCTGCTGGGCAGCGGCCTGTTCCTCGGCGACTTGCTCCTCGGACTTGACGTACTTGGTGGGGTCCAGCCCCTCGCTGGCGGCGAGGACGCTGATGATGGGCGACAGCTTCAGCCGCGCCGACACGTCGGGCGGCAGGCTGCCTACCTGGGCGAGGCCGCTTAGGAAGCGCATGACGGCCTGGGCCTCCATGCTGCGGCTGAGGGCGGACAGGCCGGTGACCACGGTGGGTACCAGCTGGGTCCCGCGTATCTCGATGTCGATCTGCTCCAGCAGCCAGATGGCCACCGGGACTTGCAGGTCCACAGCGAGGCGGGAGTAGATACCGCCCAGACTCGTCTCCAGCTCCATGGCTTGGAGGCGAATCTCCTCGGCGGTGACGCGCTCGGCGTCCCGGGTCACTGCGCTCCCCATGAGGAACGCCTGGCCCAGCCGGCGGATCACCCGATCGACGCTGGCCGCTGTGTGCTGCACGGCTTCCGCGCTGCCCAGGGCTACGATGCTCAGGTCGTCCTTGCCTGCCGCGATCACGTCGCCGGTGGTGGAGTTCCGCACATCGTCGATGTCCCCGATGGTCTGCGGGTTGGCGAGCCAGCGGTAATCCGACGCCAGGATCGCGGCCTTGATCTCGGCCTCGCTCAGGGTGCTCAGGGTACTGAAGTCCCCCGAATACTCCTCGACCATCCCGGTACCGTAGTCCTGGTTGCTCGCCAGGTTCCACGTGAGGATGTGGATGGGCAAGGTGTCACCCTCGTAGACCTGCATGTAGTCCTCGGGGAGCTGATCATCGTCCACCCACTGTTCGAGGTACCACTTGTCCCGTACACGGCGGAACCAGCGGTAGTAGCACACGTAGCCCTCCTCGTTGTCGGGGGTGTAGGCCCGGCTCACCAAGGACTGCACCTCCATCTCCAGCTCGTTGTAGAGCAGGCGGCGGCGATGCAGAATCTCGGTCAGGCGGCCAGTGCGGCTGCGCTTGACCACGAAGTCCTTGACCCCGATCACGGAGGTCTCGGGCTCCGTCGTGTCCCAGGCCACGTTGCCGGTGATGACGAGGTGCCGGCCGATCTCGTTCAGGACCGGGCGCAGGGCGCGCTGGTCCATGATCCGCATGGCGTCCTGCTCCCCGGTGACCAGCAGAGTGCGCATGTCCTCCTCGGGGACGTTCATTGCGGCGAGCTGCGCCCGCATCTCCCGGCTGGGGTCCAGACGGAAGAACGGGGCGCCCGGTCGGAACAGGGTGAGGTTCAGCTTGTTGACCAGATGGTTCACAGCCTGCGCTCCAAAGCTGGTCCAGTCGTGCTGGATGCTGGAGGTGAACTGCGAAACATTGTCGGGCAAGCACACGGACGGGATCGTCACGGCAGCGTACTGCTCAAACCGATCCAGCATGCCCTTGCGCTTGTGCTCCAGCTGCGCCCACCGCTGGTGTGCGGTGAGGGACTTGGTCGTCACAGCCGGATGCTCCCCGCCCCGCCAGAAGCTCCTGTCCGGGTGTTGAAGCTGGCCCGGACGCGGCGCCGGCGGCCGACCGAGGACATCTCATCCCGGGTCGTGGCCTCGGCGTAACTGCCCATGCTCTCGCTGGCCTGCCGCTCCGTCTCTCGGACGGCTGCCGACGTGCGTTCCCGGTCGGCCGCCGACTGGGCAGACACGGCCGAGGCGGCGGTCTGCGCGGCGGCGGCTTGCCGAGCCTCGGCAGCCTGCTGCCTGGACATCGCCAGCTGCTCCGCCTGGATGCGTGCGTTCTCCTCGGCGATGGCCGTGTTGGCGTCGATCGCCTGCTGCTCCTGCTCCAGCTGCTGGGCCTGGAGCAGGGCGTTCTGCTTGGCAGCCTTCTTCTGTTGCTCCGCGCTATATACCGTGGAGCCTATCATTGCGGCGGCGACGGCTGAAAATCCCATAGGTACCTCACAAGGTTTGCAAGTAAGTGTGGTCCTGAGCCTTGAAGCGCTTGGCGAGAACCTTTTCCAGTTCTCGGCCGGGCTTGGTGCGCCAGACAAAGACCTGGGCGCCCTTCTGGCGGGCCAGCTCGGCCGATCGCAGAAGTAGCCTCCCAGTCAGGGGGCCGTTGCGGAGGTCGGGGCGTACCCACAGGACATCGGATTCTGCCACCACGAGGTCGCGGTAATGCAGATGCGGGTGCACGAAGATACCGTGGTACCCCACCAGCTGCCCACCCTTGCGGGCGATCAGCGGGAAGAAGGTGTCCGTGTCGTAGGCCGCCCGGTAGATTTCCCACCGGGGCGCCAGCTTCATGCGGACCTTGTCGGTCGCCAGCTCCTCGTAGTGCTCCTCCAGCAGGGGCTGGAGTTCCACCTTCAGGGCTGGGGTCCAATCCTCTACCGTAAAGCTGTAGCTCATGGTATCACCAACCTTCTACGGAGTTCCTGGAGGACTCGTTGCTCCCCGACCTGGATTGCTGCCTGGGTGGGGTTGTCGGTTCTTCCTACCAGGAGGAACAGTTTCTCGAACTCCTCGTATTCCTGCAAGGTAATACGGGACCGAAACACTTTCTGTTCCCCTGGCTGGGGTGGTTGCTTGTTCATGCGTGTAAGTGGTCCTCAGAAAAAGAAGTAGGTGCTGGCAAGGATGTCCGCAAGGTCCAGGTCACCAACTTCTGGAGGAGGTACTGGGTAACTTGTGGAAGCAGCTAGGTCAGCTAATAAGGTATTGTCCTTATATATACGAACAAACTCCTCCCGAATTATTTCTCGGAATCTTGGAGTATCTGCTGCATGTACCCCGAAGTCATCATGGATGGCCACCGGGGTCATTCCTTCTGCCTTGGCCCTGGCTACTACCCGGGCCATGTGGGAAGCATCCAGGCTGTGTACGAAGTTCGGAGCCACAGCGTTGGCCGTCTTGACCTTGTCGATCTTCCCGCTGGGCTTGACCAGCTGGATGCGGCTGTTCCCGAACACCACGGACTTGACCCGAACCTTCTGGAACTTCGGGTACTCGCTTATGACCCGCAACCCGGTGGGTGTGGTCCAGGCCACATCCTGTCCGGTGTCCACGGCGTGCTTGGCCCAGCCTTGCAGCCAGGCCATTACCTCCATGGCCTTGCCTACCGAGGCTCCCATCCCCGACCACACCACATGGCTCAACCAGTTGGCCGCGTCACCCCACTCCCCCGGCGGGATCGTGTCCAAGGTAGGCGTGCTCTCGTCCTCAATGTAATCAACGATGAAGGAACTGGCCGCGAACCTAGTCGATCCGTAGGGCAGCGTCATGACGGGCCGCTTGGTGATCTTGCGGGTGATGCCGTGAGCCAGCCAGCCATCCCGGTAGGGGTGCGGCGGCATGGCCTGGAGTTTCTCTGTCACACGACTGGCGACATCGGAGTAGATGTCCCGTGGCGCAGGGCCGGGGAGGAGGTTGACAGCTGCTCCGCCCACGGGGTCTCGCATGAGGGCGCTGAAGTGCTGCAAGCCGTTGCAGGTACCGTCCTGGCCGAGGGGGAGGTGGGACTCGAAGCCCTCGGGGTCCCTCCGCCAGGCGGCGTACTCGATGGCCCATGCCAGGAACTGCACGGGGCTGTCGGCATCTGCCCACTCGCTGTGCTGCTCGGGGTGCTCGCCCATCCTCCGGATGAACTCGTCATTGTCCTGCACCCACTTGATCTGCTCCTCCAAGGATACCTTGTCCAGTCCGTAGCGGTTGGCTCCGGCGCTCAGGAACCAGGGCTCGGCCTCCGGAGTGATCGGCTTGCCTACCCGCAGGCGCAGCAGACCCTTCTGGAGGTCGTCCCCCTGCGGTGACACGCCATTGGACCGGACGTACACCCGGCCCCGGAAGTCGGCGTAGTATGCGAACCACACGGTGGGATACGCCAGAAGCTCCTGCGCCTCCTGGAACACACGCTGCACCCGGAGGTGCTTGCTGGCCCGGACCTTCTTCTCCGTGTACCAGCGGTGCATCGTGGCTTTCCAGGCCCGCTTCTCCTCGTCGGTGAAGTCCTCCCGGTAGTCCGGCCGTGGGCCTGGGTCCGGGCTGACGATGTCGCCGAAGTCCCGGCGCTGACTGATGTACCGCACGGCCTGGAGTACCGGCGGGTTGATCGTCCACGCCACGCTTTGCAGCGTGTTCAGGGTGTCGATCACGGCCGTCGCCACGGGGCTCGGCCCCCGCCCCTGCACCGCATACGGGTGGATGCGCTGCAAGTCCTCCGTGTGGAACCCGCCCCCGGTGTTGGTGCGGGCATCCCACTTCAGCGGGGGCTCGATCAGCGGGGCGCTCACCTTGGGCAGCGCGGCGACCCTCTCGACCAGGGCCAGGCTGGCGCCCCGCAGCTCCTCCGCCAGGACCAGGTACCGCACGGTCATGGCCTTGCCCTTGTGGCTTTCGGTGCGGCTCCATGTCTCCAGGAACCTCGCGGCCACCAGCTGCTCCAGCACGTACTGCCCGACCTTGGGGGCCTCCCCGAACTCCCAGGTTGGGAACTCGTAGCCCTCGGACTTGAACTTGGTCTTGAACGCACGCAGCAGGTGCGCCTCATCCTTGGTCATGGCCCGGTCGTACTCCCGCAGGAGGCTGTTGAACAGGGGCGGGGATAGCTTCTTGAAGTGCTGCATCAGGTACTCGGCGTAGACGGCCTTGCCCGCTTGGGTGGCAGCGGCGTGCCACACCGGGGCGGGGGCGTCCAGGCCCCCCTTGCTCACAAGCACCCGTAGAACGGCCTGGATGGCCCGCAGAGCGGCCAAACGCGGGTCGATGGTACCCAGGTACTGGGCGTACTTCTTGAAGCCTCCAGCGCCCGCTTTTGCGAGGATGTCCCGCTCGATGGCACCGACCAGGTACTCGATGGCTTGTCGCACCAGGTAGTTCTGGTACGGCAGACTGTCGCTCTTGCCTTCCCGCTCCGCCTTCATGACGGTGGCGAGCACCTTCTCCCGGCCCTCGGCATACAGGCGGGTCTCGCGGTCACGTTGGTTGGCGTCGATCGTCACAGTTCGCAGCCCTCGTCTCTCCGGTGGTGGTATTGAACCAGTAACAGGCGCCTGTGTCAGGGCGCCGGAGCAGCACCCACATTGGTCGCTTCTTCCTCCCGCAGCTCCAGCTCCAGCTCGGCCAGCAGGTTCCAGATGACCTGCGCTTTGTGCAGGCCCCCGGTACCGCCGGGGCCGTCGTCCATCCGGCGGCCCTGCCACACTTCCAGCTGGTGCCGGAAGGCGGCGTCAGCGTACCGCTCCCGGCCGTGGGGCACACTGAGCCAGCCACTGGGCGTGTACTTGGCAGCGCCGAAGCTGCCGATCTTCACCACCTCGGCCAGGGCACGGGAGAAGTCCCCCAGCACCAGGGCCGGGCGGGGCTTGCCGGCATCCAGCTTGCTCCCGGGGGCGTTGGCTGGGATGCCGTTGGGATCGTACTCGGTGGTCATAGTGTCTGCACCAGTACCTTTCGTTCTTCCTTGGTCAGTAGGTTTGTCTTGCCTCGGCTCCAGGCCCCGCAGCCCGTGCACACGTACCGCTGGTATTTCCCGGCGTTGGTGTAATGGAAGCCCCGCTTCTCCAGGCTGTGTGCGCCCCCGCAGTGCGGGCATACTCCGCCTTCCACCCCCAGGTTCGGATGCTTGCTGTCCCATGGGCGCAGCTTGGCGTACACCTGCTCCAGGGTGATCACGTCCTGGGTGTTGTACTTCCGCATCTCCTTCCACGCCTTGGGGTTGCCCTTGCGAACCTCCACCCACAGCAGGTGCCCGGGGAAGTTGTGGTGCTCCTCCTTGTCCTCCACCCCCAGGAACTTGGCGAGGTACGCCAAACGGTTGGAGGTGAACTTGAACTTGGCCTTTGCCAGGCGCAGGGTGTCGATCTGCCGGTACGGGCTGGGCGGGGGCAGGCCCGCCTTCAGGAAGCGGGCGTTGATCTTCGGGATGTCGAAGCGCTTGCCGTTGTGGGCGATCACGATGTCGGCCTCGTCGAGCAGCGCCCACAGCTTGCGCAGGATGTCGCTGTCGTCCTCGATGTTGGCGGCTCTGGACTGGTCGGCGTAGAATACCTTCTTCCCGTCTGCCCACTTGGCGGCCCAGGACAGGATGTACCAGTCCTGCACCACCTGATTCAGGCCCACGTTGTTCTGCCACAGTGACCACACATCGGCGATCATCGGGGCAGTCTCGATGTCCAGGATGAGGATTTTCATGTGGTCCAGTTGCCGTGCGCTGCTTCGTACACATCAACGCGGACCGACTTGTCCGTCAGGCCAAAACCTTTCTGGTGTAGGTACAGCGAGATGCGGTGCGCAGAGCGCTTCTCCACGTATAGCTCCAGGCTTTCCGTGAAGATCAGATTCACGCCCTCGTGGCGGGCTGAGTAGAACGGGGCATCGTACTGCGCACCGTCCGCCAGGCTCCACCCGCCCAGCAGCAGGCTGCTTCGGAACGAGTCTTGGTCCTCGACCAGGATCAAGTAATCCGTGTCCGACCCCTGGCCGAGGACAGCCCGGGAACCGATGTACTCGATGTCGGTCAGACCATGGGGACCCAGGGCCGCCCGCAAAATCTCTCGGTATTTTTCGGGGTCAGCCGGCTGCTCGTTGTGCTCGCGCAAGACGCGCTCTTTTGTTGCGAAGTTCACGCTTCTGCTCCTCCGTACGGTAGGTGGGGTACAGGGGTGCCTGGCTGTAGTCCCGGGTGAGATAGGGCACGAGCCCCCGCGCCCACCGACCGATGCGCACCGGGTCGGTGAGGAAGTAGCGGGGGCCGTTGTTCTCCAGGTGACCGAGCATGGCATTGCACCCCCGGTGCAGCACGCCCCGAACCGCCCAGGTGCGGTGGTTGTGGTCCACCACCGCCGGGTTCTTGGCGGTGAAGGGCAGGCCGCACAGAGCGCACTCCGTTGCGGCGTCCCGCATCTCCCTGAGCTGTTTGAGGTTCAGCTTATTCAGGGTAGACCTCCTCGTACCACGGGAAGTCGTTCAGCTCGATCACTGCCTGATCCTCCTCTCCATCCTCGACAGGGCGGCCCATACCTCGGGGTCCTTTCGGGGAAGGACGACCGTGAAGTTGCCCACGGCGGCTTTGTTGTCGTTCCTCAGCCATAGTAGTGCTGCTTGCTCCACGAAACGGTCGGCCCAGGAGCCGCCGTAGTATGCCTTGTACAGGCCGGTCACCACCTCGTATGCCTCGCGGTCATCCTTGGTGTTCAGCAGACGGTCCCGGGCACAGCCTTCCCCGCAGGTCTTGAACTTGCCCGGCTCCTTGGCCGGCTGCTTCTCCAGCCCGGGGATGTTGTCGGCCGCGTCGCCCTGGAGCATCTGCATCCAGAACCACAGCGTCCCGTATATCTCCCCGTCGGGGCCTTCCTTACGGAAGGTCTGCGGGGTGGTCTCGACACGGTCAAGCGCCACCCAGGTGATGTGCCGGCCGGGGATCATGCGGAAGTCCTTGTCCCGGGAGAATATCACCGGCACCCGCCCCTGGCTCCACTCGTACCGGGCAGCGGCGGCGACTCCGTCATCCGCCTCCCGGTCCTCCCAGATGACCACCCGCCAGGTCGTGCCGGCCAGGGTCTTGCCCCGCTCCAGCCACTCCCGCATGGCCTCCCAGTTCTTGGGCTTGCGGCCGCTGTCTCGCTGGCCCTGGTACGGCTTGACCGTTGCGATCAAGAAGCGCTTGGCCTTGTCCGACAGGCCGTGGGTCAGGTGGATGACCACCTTGCCGGCCCCGCCCAGCCGGGCGGCGACCTCCACGGCCCCGATCAGATTCCTCTTGGCGTCGGCCAGGCTGGTGTCATCGTTGCCGGAGAAATAGTACGCGGCGTAGTCCCCGTCCACATGCAAGGTGGTCTCGGGGTCCACGGCCAGGACCTCGGGGCGCAGGTCGATACCGGCCCCGGCTTCCTTCGCTTGCTCCCAGTCCATCAGAGACCTGCCAGCGGGTCGTCGTCCTCGGCCTCGTCCGATTCCCAGGCTGGCGGCGGCGTGGCCTTCTTGCCCTTGGTCACGGCCGCCGTGGATTTCGAGGCCGTAGAGCGATTCTTTTTCGCCGGGCTACCTACCCCTTCCTCCTCCTCCGATCGGCCCGTGGCGGCCCGATTTGAGGCCTTGCTGGGGCTTTTGGCGGGGGCCTCGGCCTCGTCCTCCGCCTCGTCGGTGTCGGCGGCGGCGCGCTCACCCTTCGGTGCGGCCACCAGCTCATCCTCGCGGCCGGCCTTGGTCAGGATGTTGTAGATCGGGGAGCCGATGAAGTTGTCGGCCGCCTTGATGCGTTCCTGGAACTTGTTCTTACTGTCACCGTTGTCGTAGGTGCCGTCGATGAACAGGCTGTCCCAGTATTCCTCGGTGGCGTAGTCCCACACGAACACACGGGGCTCGCTGATCGGCTCGGCCACCTTGATGCGGCGCAGCTCGCCGGTCTCGGGGTCGGTGAAGGTGGTGCCCCGGATGGTGTACCCCGACTCATCCTTCAGCTCGGCCACCACCCCCTCGCTGCCGTCGCGGCGCTTGAATGTGCGGTGCTTGACCGTGCCCAGGAACGCCTCGCCCAGCAGGTGGGTGAAGTGCGTGGTCCCCGGGTACTCCTTCGCCATCTGGCGGAACAGCTTCCCGTACAGGGACTTCTCGTGGGTGCCAACGTTCAGCTCGATGCTGATGATGTACGGCACTTTGCGGCCGTCGTCCAGCACCTTGGGCTCGTGCTTCGGGCCGGACAGCTCGAACAGCAGGGTGGCCTTGGCCTTGGACTTGACCCCGTACTTGGGACTTTCCGTGGTGTGCACCCCCGTCTCGATGTAGCCGACGAGGCGCAGGCGGGCTGGCCCTTCGGCCGGCGGGACGTACTCTCCACCACCGCCCCCGGTCTTGTTCAGGTCCGGGCCGGTCTCGGCAAGCTCTTTTCCGAGGGTGTTCTTGATGTCCTTGAATGACAGTTTGCTCATGCGTGAAACCTCCTTAGCGAGGGTAGAGTGGTTTGCCCAGAGCGGGCACGGTGGCGTCGAAGATCAGGTGGATGCGATCCTCGTGGGGGTGCATGTTGATGGCCGTGTGCAGGGCCTTGTGGTTGAACCAGATGATGTCGCCTGCCCTGGAGGTGTACGTCTCGGCAAGGTTCTGCTCACTGCCAGGGTCGGGGTCCACATCCAGCGTAGCCTCCCCGTCGGCGTCGGCGATGACCAGGTGGAAGCGGCTGTAGTTGTCCGAGTACCGGCCCTCGTCGATGTGGGCGTTCACCCAGCCGCCCGGCGGCAGCTTGACGATCATGGCGTAGCCCAGGGCCGTGTAGTTCATGGCAATCAGGGCCGGCAGGATGGCATCCATGGCGGCTTGCATCAGGGCGTCCTTGGGTGCCCTCCAGTTCTGGGCTGCGATGCCCGTCTGGTACTCCGTCAGCAGCTTCGGACCGCGTAGGTAGATCGTCTCGGTGTCCTCGTGGGGAGAGCCGGGGAAGTCCTGGCGGAAGGTGTGCAGCTTCCAGAGCTCGGGGTACTGATCCAGGATCGACGTGATCCTCTCGACGTTGACCCCGGATTGGATGACTTTGATGTGGTTCATTGCAGGTAGCTCGGCGTGTAGCCGTCCATGAAGGTGGTGCGGAGCCAGGTGCGTACACGCTGGGCGCTTGCGTCGAAGTCCTCGGGGTCCTCGAACTTGGTTTCCTCGTACATGCTCGGCCCCCAGGTGGTCTCGCTGGGCACGGGCACGGGGATGGTGGTACCGAACCACCACTCCATGAGGTCGCTGGCGGCCAGCATGCAGGCGTGGATCAGCACACCCGCCTTGCGCTTGACATCCTTGTGGGCGTCAGCGTACAGGGCGTCGTGCACCGTGGACACCAGCAGTGCCTTGCCGTCGAAGTTGCGGTAGCGGTAGAAGGCGCGGACAGCCAGCCACATTGCGGCCTTCATCCACTCCCCGCCCAGGCCCTGCACCGGGTAGTTCTTCAGCTCGGTGGGCTTGAAGTTCTGCACGATGCCCCGCTTCACCGCGAAGTCGGGGGCCGGGTACTCCTGGAAGGTGTACACCTTGCCGTCGAAGGTACGGTACTTGCCCTCGCCCAGCTGGATTGTGGTGCGCAGCAGCGGGTGCTGCACGAACTTGGCGAGCGGCCGGCGGGATTGTCGCACCGCCTGCTCGACCTCGTCCCACCAGGCGGTGACCCCGGGGTACATCTCCTCGTCCGCCTTGATCCAGCTCTCGATCACCTCCACGGGCAGCTTCAGGAAGCGGGCGATCTTCGGAGCCCCGGCGCCGTACTGTCGCTGGAAGCTGAACACCTTGATGTTCTTCCGCTTGTTGACCCACTCCTTGACTTCCAGCTTCTTGATCTGCTCGACCAGCCAGTCGTAGTCCTTCTTCTCGGTCTGCGTCAGGCGCTTGATGTGCATGTCGAGACCGGCCCGCAGGTCAGCGATGAGCTGCTCGTCCCCGGACAGGATGGCCTGGCCGTACACCTCCAGGCTGGTGAAGTCGGAGGACATCATCACCCCGTCCTCGCCGTGGCGGCTGACGAACATCTGCTTCACCTCACTGGTATCCGAGCGGGGCAGGTTCCCGGTGTTGGGCTTGCTGTGTGCGAAGCGGCCGGTCACCGTGGACACCATGGACAGGTCCGTGTGGACCATACCGTTGTGCACCAGGGACAGCATGCCCTTGGACTTGACGACCTCCCCCTCGGCGTCGTGTTCCTCGACGATGTAGTAGGTCCCCAGGTCCTTGATGATGTCCGCCAGCTCGCTGAAGGTATCCAGGAACGGTATGCCCCGGCCGCCCAGCTCCTCGATCACCGTCTCACCCGTGCTGTACACCCCCTTCTCGGATGTCTCCCACTCCCGCTTGGGCTGGGTCATGCCGGGGAAGTGGTAGTCGAAGGTCTCCCACTTCAGCTTGGGCCGGGTGAGGTCGTTCACCTTGACCGTCTTGGTCTTGGGCTGGCCCTGCTGCTTGCCGCTGGCGTAGAACACGTAGGCACTCACCGGGATCACGGCGTGGTCGCCAGGAGCCTGTATTGTGGTGCTACCGTCGAGCAGAACGTACTGCTTCTCGTCCTTCTGGGCGTAGGCTGGCCGCCCCTCGGCGTCGATCTGGTGCACCCGCTCCTTGTAGGGAACGGGGCCGCCAAAGATGAGGGCACTCAGCTGCTTGCGGCTGCCCCAGTTGAACTCGAACGGCAGGTCGTCCGGCAGGTACTGGTGCAGCTTGGCCCGCAGCTCGTCGGCCTTGGCCCGTAGCTCGGCAGCCTTCTTGTACCCCAGCTCCACGTCCACGAACAGGCCGTTGCGCTCCATCTCGATGGTCGCCAGCAAGGCCCCGTTGTTCAGCTGGATGCTGCGCACCTGGCCCCGCTTCTTGGCCTTCTCCAGCTGTCCCCGGAAGATCAGGTCCGTGTTCTCCACGTCGCCCAGCTCCCGGCTATCGCCCTCGCCCCGGCCGGTCAGATAGTCCATCAGCAGACGCTGGGGAATATCCTCGGTGCCGATGCCCTGCGCCCACATGGCCTTGACCTCGTCCACCTTGAGGGTGCCTCCGTACCTGGGAGCCACCTCGTCCAGCGACAGCATGTGGCTCTCCTGGCGCTGGCCGTCCAGCAGGTACTCGGCCAGCTGGGTGTCCCACAGCTGCCCGCCGTCCGCCACCCATGCCATGTAGGCTTGGTAGTCCTCCTCGCCCCGGATCATGTACTGGATGTCGAACTTGATGTTGAAGCCGACCAGTATCTTGGGGCGCTCCAGCTCCAGCACAGACTTCAGCCAGCCGTGGCTGGCCTGGGTGTCCCGTCCGTAGTACAGGCCCACCACACCCCCGCCGTTCTTGCTGTACCCCACCGCCACCACCCAGTTCTCCGGGTGGAAGGGTGACGCCTTGCGCTTCGCCAGTTCCTTGGTGGTGGTCTCAATGTCGAAGGTGATGTACCCCGATAGAGCACTCATTCCGTAACCTCCTCCGGCTCCACGAGCCGGGCACGATCCGCGTCGAAGAACACCTGGGCCAGCGGGTTTCCGCTGGCGCCCTCACGCTTGATCTTGTTCTTGGTAGTCCCGATGAACCGAGTGGTCGGCATGCTCGGGTCGTAGCCGCCGGTGAGGATGAAGTCGCAGGCCCCTTGCTTGCCCGTCCGGCTGTCCTTCAGCCAGCTCTGCATCGGCCAGCGGTGACCGTCACCATCGGCACTGATCTGGCTGGTCGCCAGGCCGACGAAGTCCAGGCGCACGCCGGTCGCCCGTGCCCACTGGTACATGGCCTCCAGTAGCTGGTCTGTGCGCTCGCCGTGGTTGGTGGTGGCCCCGGCGAAGTGGATGTTGTCGATCATGTCGAACACCACCAGGCTGGGGTTCAGCTTGCGCAGTAACTCCTCGACTTCCCAGTGCGTGAAGCCGTGGATGTCCTTGACCAGGATGTTGTCCTCCCGGCCGCCGATGGCCTTGATGTACGCAGCCTGGGCCTTGCCTGGCCCGAGCTCCCGTATCTCGCTGGCGCTCATGCCCAGAGCGGACTGCCGGATGCGAGCCAGGATACGCCGGCCCGGCCCCTCGTTGTTCAGCCACACGATGGGGCGGTGCTCATCCGGGTACAGGGTGGGCAGCTGACCGGCGAAGTAGGTGACCTCGCTTGCCACCCAAGTGGTCTTGCCCCGGTCGGGTCGCATGGCGATGATGCCGAAGTCCCCGGGGCGCAGTGCCCGCATGTGCCGAGCCACCGCCCCGAGCCGCCACTGGAAGCCCACGTTGTTCTCGTCCTCGGAGATCATCTCGTTCCAGTCCAGCGTCACGTCCGGTGTCTTTACCCTCCGCTGGACTGAGTCCTCGAACGCTTCGACCGACTGGCGCAGCTCCTCTGCCAGCTCCACCTCCTCGCCATTGTTCCACCGCTCGATGAGGGAGAGGGACTTGTTGGCGAGGTCGGTGGCCAGCAGGTTGCGCAGGACCATCTCGTCGTAGCCGTCCGGGTTGTCCTTGTCGATCGGCCGGGTGGCTGTGGACCAGTAGGCTACGTCCTTGTCCTTCCACTTTGGGTACAGGGATCGAAGCCAGGGCCAGAACTCAGCGTATTCGATGCGATCCACCGAGGTGTTCTCGAAGTACTCCCCGAACCGCTTGATGAACTTGGCCGTGGTCTCGTTGACCGTCCCGGGCGGGATCATCCTGGCGTACCGCTCGTACTTATTCCGGTGCTTCAGCAGCCGCAGCACCGCCAGGTCCAGGCTGAAGTCCGCCATCACACCTCCTTGAGATATGAGCGCAGCTCCTCAGCGGTGTGCAGCTTGGGGTCGTGCTCCGACGTGATGTTCCGCACGCTCTCGGCGCCTAGAGTCAGCAGCTTCTTGCGCAGCTCCCGCGCCCCGCGTTGGCCCCACTCGTCTGGGTCCAGCCAGGTGATGATGTTGCGGGGGTGCCTACGCAGCACCTGCACCAGCGTGTCCCGGCTGGCCGAGGTGCCCAGCAGGGCTGCGGCGTTCACCCCGGTATCTCGGGACACACGGTACGCACTTAGCCAGTCCTCCGTCAGGACGATGGGCTCATCCTGGCTCGTCACCGGGGCGGCGGGGAAGTCGGCTGCCCCAGGGTTGCCCACTCCCCGAGGGAACAGGTACTTCTGCTGGCCGAGGCTGGTGTCCAGGGCGCGGGCGATCCAGTGCTTGCCACCACCCAGCATGTTCAGTGGGGTGACGACCCGGCGGGCCGCCGGCCACCACCCTATGCCGAGCGCCTGGATTTCGTTGTTGTCCACGTCCGCACGGTACAACCAGACACGGGCCTCGCTGGGCCAGTCCTGCGGGTGGATCATTAGGGGAGGGAGGCGCGAGTCGAGGAGAGCGGACTGCTCCGCCTCCCGCAGGGCGCGGGTTATCTCCAGGCGCTCGGCCAGGGAAAGGGTCGGTTGGTACACCTCGGCAGACTTCTCCCTGAAGTCGTACCGCAGGTAGCTCTGCCCGTTGAACGAGATGAGCACGCCATCTTCGACCCGTCGCTTCTCACCTGGGCGGAGGTCTTTCACGGCCTCCAGCCAGGCGGGTTCGCGTTGATGGTACACGGTCAATTCAAATCCTCCTTGCGCTCCTCGCCATGCGATAGCGCGGGTTGTCACCGTCAACGATGATCGTATGTGTGCCGCTGCGCCGACCCGTCGGGTAGATGCAGCGCACTACATGCCAGTCCTCACCCGCCAGTGATTCCTCGCTGCGGATGAGGACCTGGCCGCTCTCGTCGGCCGTGAATAGGTGCCTCGGGTTGCCAGTGCGGATCGCGGGGAACACCCGCAGAACTTGCCCGGTCAGCCTGTTGCGCAGGCAGTATACCGGGTGCTTGTTGCGGATGTTCAACAGTAGCGCCCGCACGTACCCGAGGTCCTCCGGCCGGTGCCGGGCGTCCCGGTCGGGCATCAGTCCTCCGGCGTCTCGTTGCCCGGCAGCACGTCGGCCGTCTTTTTGTCCCAGCGGATGCGCTGGAAGCTGGGCTCGCGCAGCTTGCCGTCCTTGGTCACGGCCAGGTACTCGACCTCCACGATCCGGCCGATCCAGTTCCCGTCCTGCTCGCGCTCGGAGTCAGTCAGGCCGGTGCCCACCTCGCAGGTCACCCCACCACCCAGGTCCAGGACCAGCGCCCCGACCTTGCCGGCGTGCTTGCCCTTGCCCGGGGTGGTGCCGATCACTCGGAAGTCCCCGGTCTTTCGGGGCTTGATCTTGAATATGCCACCATACCGACCATCGCCGGGAATGTGCGCGGACCACGGATTGCGGAGGATCAGGCCGTCGTATGCACTGGCTCGGCCGGTGAAGCTCCGGGCCAGGTCGTACAGGTCCTTCTCGCAGTGTATGTCCCCGATGTTCAGGTTGTTCACTTCCACCACCGGCCCCGAGGTGAACAGGTACTCCCTGCGCAGGGCATAGGGCTCCCCCTCATCGGGGACGAAGCTGTCGAACAGGCGCACACCCAGCGGCTGCGGCGACTTCTTCCTAGCCATCCCGTTGATGACTGCGTGCTGGGTGTGCGGAAGCCACAGCTCCCCGACGTAGCGGCGATCTTGCAGGGCGGTGGAGTACAGCGCATCCTTGATCGTATCGTCCACGGACGGCAGCAGCTCCCCGGTACGGGAAAAGCCCTGCCACCCGTGGCTTTTGTCGAATACGAACTGTACGTACACCCCGTCGTACTTCGGCTGCACGATTGGCAGGGCGGTTCTGGGCCGCCTGTCGAACCAATCCAGCAGGGAATCGTAGTTCGCCCGCCCGGCTGCCGTGGTATTGGCCGGCTCCACGGCCTTGTGTACCAGCACCTGGGTCATTCGACCACCTCCTCCAGGGCGGTGACGCCCTTGAGGTACTGGCCATACTGCTCGTACTGGTGCTGCCAGTAATCCCGCCAGGTATTGGCGAGGTCGTAGGTACTGGCGTAGACCGTCACACGCTGGCCGAACCAGTTGTGCACCGCGTAGACTACGCGGTGGCCTCGCTGGTGGCCCACCACCTGGTACTGCGCTCCCACCCGGTAATCTTCAGACTGGTCCCGCCCCTCCTTGCTCGGCGCAGGCGGCGGACGATAGGGCACCGGCCCCTGCATCAAGTCGGTGCCGTAGCACCCAGGTTTCAGTACCTGGTGCGGCTCTCCGAGTAGCACCCGGTTGCGGCTGTGCTCGTACTGGGTCCACTCGTTCTGGCCCGAGCATCCGGGGTGGATCATCGGGTTCAGCAGGGCGTCCACGCAGTCGTCGTGGCCCTCGCTAATCACTGAGTCCAGCAGAGTCTGGGCAGTGAACTCGCGGCCCTCGGGATCGACGATGGCCGTGAGCCCGGCCTTGATTGTGTTGATGCTGTTCATTGAAAACCTCCTATCGGGTAGGGCGTCAGCCGCCCACGGTTTGGTTCGCCGCACGCAGCAGGTCCGCTGCCGGGTCCGGCCCACGCTGGATGATGCTCGCGTCCTGGGCGCGGCTCTTGGTCTCCTCGCGACGCGCCTTCAGCAGGGCTGCACGGCGGCCACGCTCGGTGCCGTCGATCACCACGGTCTGGAAACTACGCAGGCCATACGCCAGAATTTCCACGTCCTCGCGGTACAGCTCCAAGTTGCGCAGCTCATCGGCCGCCAGGCTCAGGTAGTAGGCGGCCCGGTCCACTGGGCTGGCCGCATCCAGCCAGTCCGTCGGCGGGCTGGTTCCCACCAGGATGTCACTGTCAGACGCCATAGTCAGGTACCTCCACTGCAACGCAGGTGTTGTGAATAGCGCGGGCAAAGCGCTGGATGTCGATGGCACGTTCCCCGAGCTGGATTCGGTGCACAAGGTACTGTAGGCCCCGGAGTAGGGCGGTGATCTGCGCCGTGGGCAGGCCGGACTTCGCCACGCTGTGGTACAGGTCGTACAGGTCCTCGGCGGACTTCACCTGACCGTATGCCTGGTACAGTCGTGCCCCGTTCTGCGCGGCAGTGCTGCACACCTCGACGGCATAGGCCGAGGAACAGGAAGCCGCGAAGATAACCCACGCGGACAGAGTGGCTGCGAGGCGCTTACGCACGCTTGCCTCCCTGGGCGTGGCGGGCATTGAGCCGGGCGGCGGCCTCGTCGGCCTCCTTCTTGGTACGCCGGGCCTGGGCGGCGCCGTAGTACACCGTGTCGAAGATGTGGTAGGTGCCGTTGCGGAACTTGACAACAAAACGGTTCATGGAAGCCTCCTATAGGGTTGGATCAGGGTGTGGAATGGGTCAGGTTGAACTCCGTCAGGCGCTCCACCGGCTCGCCCACCTCGCGCAGCCAGCGCTCGACTTCGAGCTTGGCCTGCACGTTGGCCGTGTACGGATCATTCTCGACCACGTCGAATTCGTGTTGCTCGCCCGACTCGGTGCGGGCGAGGTAGAAGTACCGGCGACTCATCGGGTGGTGCGGGTGCTGATGAGACGGCCAGTAGGACCCGGGCGGATGTCAACGTCCAGTAACACGGCCTCCTCCCCGGCCTCGATCAGCTCCTCGGCGAACTCGTAGAAGCGAGTGATCACCGCCTCACCCTCGCCGGTGAAGTATACCGTCAGGACTTTCACCGTATCTGCGGCGATACTGCCGTCAGCGTGCAGGTACAGGCCGTCTGCGTCATGGCTGGTGACGCCGCCGGTCAGGCGGAGCATGTCCTGGGCGAAGGCGATGGTGATGGCCCCGGTGGTCGGGGTGATAGGGACCCATATGGTCGCCTTGTTCAGCGGGGTGATCTGGTTGATGCTCATGGTAATCCTCCGGAAGGCCCAGGAAGGCCCCAAATCGGGCCAGGAAGGCCACCAAACTGGCTGGGCAAGGCCAGGGTAGCCTGAAGATCGGAAAATCGCACAGCGGCCCGATTAAGGGCCTTCATGGCGATTGAATACCTTCGTGCTATTTTGCGGGCGTAGCCAGCACCTCGTCGAACTGGCTGAGATCGAGACTACAGCCAAGACCGAAGGCCAGGAAGCGCACAGCGTCGAGCGCTTCGTCGGGGCGCTCGAAGTCCGCCACCCATCGGTAGTCTCCCGGCTCGCCCAGGTATATGGAGTAGAACTCCACCTCGCCTCGATGCTGTGCGGGCTCGACGTGGCCATCGTTCTCGCGATTGGCGCGAAGCTGCACGAATTTTGGGAGTTGGGTTTTGGTTGTCATTGCCAGTTCTCCAGTTCGTTCTCGATGATGGACGCCAGAAGTTGCTTGGCGCGGGTGTCGTCGGGCAGTTCGTGCTCGGCGATGAGGTAGGTGGCAATGGCCTCACCAAAGGGCTCCGTCACGTCGTAATCCCAGACGCCGCCCCACTCGTCGGTGCCCGCGAAGCGCTCTTGCCAGAGCTGCTCGACCATGTCGGCGTACTCGGTTAGGCGCTCGACAGCTTCCATCTCGCTGCTCTCTGTGGCGCCCATCTCACCGAGGCTCTTGTCGCCGTTGTTGATGCGGTGTAGCTGATCGAAGAACCCCTTGACGAGGTAGGCGATAGTCAGGGGAGGGGTTTGGTGTTTGGTTTTCATGGCCGCCTCACATCGAGTACAGGATTTTCTGCCGCAGGGCGGGCAGGTCCTCCTGGGTGTAGACGTACTCGGTGCCGCCGGTACGCACCGTAGCGGTCTCGGCGCCGGCCTCCAGCTGCTTTCGGGCCGAGATCAGCTTCTCCACGGCGGGCGTGTAGGGTCGGGCGGTCTCGTCCCGGTAGACGTGCGGGCGGAGCGTTGTGGCATCCCCGTCCAGCTCCAGCTTCTCCCTGGACGCAGCGAGCTGAGCCAGCGGCAGGAACGTGTCGAGGAACTCCGCCGGCATGAAGCCGGGGATGTCGGGAATGTCCACGGGCACCGTCGCCAGATATGGCGCACGCTGGTCGCGGTCCGCCTTGGCCTTGGCCTCGGACGGATATGCGAACGGTCCAGCATGGAAGTTCATCGTGTCGGCTTTACCGACCCGGTAGTAGTACCCTTGCCGGTACAGATTGATCCATACTCGCATGTAATCCTCCTATAAGGGAATGAAAGGTTGGATGCCGGATTATGCGCACTTCGTCCATAGCGTACACGCTGGCGGCCCGTAGGCGGCCAGCGTACACGCTGGCGGCCCGTAGGCGGCCTGTGGCGGTAGGCGTCTCGCACACCCGGGCACTCTTTCAGCGCGGGTCCTTTCGTGGCTATTGCCCAGCATCCAGGTCTACCCACCGTAATGGGCAGAGCTGGATGCCCTGCCGGAGCAGGGCGGGTAGATCAGTGCGGGATCAGTGCAGATACTCGTGTACCAGTTCCTCGATCAGCGGAATCTGGTCCGTGTCGAACTCGCTATTCCACCCGTGGGTGTCGTACAGCGCCCGGGCCTCGGCGGAATTCATCCCGCGTCCCCACGAGTGAGCCGGGATGTTGAACGCCGGCATGATGCGCCGGGTGGTCAAGCCCTTGCTGTCCCATGTGTAGACGGTGCGGCCGATCTTCACGAGCACCACCAGATGGCAGCGAGACACGTACTTGCCCCACTCATGGATGGGCACATTCATGCGCCGGGGTTTGGCGGGCGGATCGTTCCAGGTGGTCGTGGTCACCTCGCACGGTACGCCGAGCTTCTCCAGCGCTTCGGCCACCAGAGCCGCGATGATGCAGCACCCGCCGTAGTTCGGCGCGTACACCTCGGCATTGATCGCTTCGCCCAGTGCCGTGAGTCGGGCCTTGAGCTTGGCACACTGATCCACTGTCATTTCGATTACCTCCATTGGTTGACAACAGGAGGATGCCCAGCACGCTAGGCATCGTTCTGGTGTCGGGCGTGTCAGCGATCGCCGTACTCGCTGTACTCCATCACGGCCATGCTGACGATGGCCACCCCGACCATGGACACGGCGATACCGGCCATGATCGCCAGTGCGACAAGGAACGTACTCATAAAGACCTCCAAGAAGGCCCCAAATCGGCCCATGGCGGGCTTTTCAGGGCAGGGTTAAGGGGTAGGTAGCCACCCACCCCGAAAATCGCTCTACGGGCCTATAATCGCTTCGGCCCATAGGACGCTATCCCAGACCCTCGCCGGCCGGCAAAGGCTAGGGGCAGCGTCCTGCCAGCACGCAATGCGCCTCGGTCCTGGTCGCCCAGAAGCGCAAAGGTGCCGGGAGTGTGTCGCCTACTCGGCGCGACCGAGCCGCCGACTTCGCCGGCATGGCGGATGTTACGTGTCTCCACGGACAGCACTCCAGCAAGCCCCGGCCCGCGAGGCTTGCGTGTAGGGTTGTCGCTTAGACCGACTGCACATCGGTGGCCGGCTTCGGCAGCAGATCGCCCAGCTTGCGCAAGGCATCGGCACCCTTGATCTTCGTGCCCTTACCTTGTAGGCGCTGGGCTTGCGCCATCAGGCCCTTGATGGCAGCGTACACGTCAAAGGACTCGGGCACCAGCTGGTCCGGCTTGAACTCGGTCCAGTGATCGCCCATGATCTCCTCGCCATACGCTTCGGCCTCCTCGGCCGTGACACGCGTGGCATTTTCCCAGCCGTGCGCTTCGGCCATCTCGGCCATGCGATCCTTGCTGAAACGGAACGGCTGGTCCTTCGCCTTTTCCTTGTCGGATTCAGCGACAACTGGCGCGTATTTCAGAATCCACGCTCCGATGGCGCTTCGACGGACACCTTTGCCCACGGCCAAGGCCAAGGCGTTCAGGTGGTTCGTGTTGCGGCCATGCACAGCTTGGAACACTGCGGATGCCAGCGTGAGCTGGATCGCATCGTTCAGCTTGTTGGCTGCCTTGTTGACGGCAACAATCGCGGCATCGAGCTTCGCGGCATCCGTGATGATCTTGGACATATCGTAATCCTCCAAATAGTGGGTTGGGTTGGAATACGCCTAAGGCGTATCAAAAGCCGGACGTATAGGCCCGCCATCATCGTGGGCATACATTTTTCGGAACACATCCGGCCATTGATAGACCCTAGAGTCTAGCCCGGCCGACACAGCCGGGTCTTACATTGAGCCCATCGGAACACCAGCCGGGCCGCAGTCGTCGGAACTGCCTAGGGCATGCCACTCCCCGATCGGACCCCTAGGACCATCGGATCAAAGCGCCATCATTTCGCGGATTACCGCAGGGCATTGATGCTCCGTGCGCACAAGGCGCACTTATCCCCAGCCTCCACGCTCACGGGCCGATATACGGTTATCCGCTTGCGCTTGGCATCTTTGGCCAAGACGGACAATCCGACATTTCTGCCGAACAGACTCCGCCCTATAGGCCGGAAAGAACTTGCTTAACCTAGGGGCGATGCCCTAGAGCATGGTTCGAACTGTATCACAGTTCGAGGCCCTTGTCAAGTGCCCGTGTGAACTTATCGTAACTGCGGCACGGTGGCTAGGCCATGTGGTTAACTGTACCGTAACCCGTGGCCCTTGTCAAGTAGTACCCGACTAAGCCGTGGGGTTATGGTTCAGATCAACCATGGGATGAACTGTAACCCATGCCGGATACCTTGTCAAGCAATAACCCTAAGATGTAGTAGGGTATAGTCTAGGATAGTCCTAGCATAGTTCCTTAGAACAGCCTTAGACGTGAAAAGGGATAAGCCTACCCGTATGCGTCCTAGAAACCATCCTAGAAACCATCCTAGAAGGCCTCCTATCCCACGCCCAGCCGTGCGCACATGCACGCGCGTGGCGTGGCGTGCGCACACATGCGCACACATGCGCACACATGCGC